GGTGAAGGGGCAGACGTTGTCTTCCTTGACCACCTGACCATCGTGATCAGCGGCTTGGCTGACCTTGATGAACGCCGGGCTATTGATGTCACCTGCACCAAGCTGCGCCAAGTGGTGGAGCAGACCGGTGTTGGCATCATCCTTGTGTCCCACCTCAAGCGACCAGAAGGCCGCGGCCATGAAGAAGGGGCACAGACCTCCCTGTCGCAACTGCGTGGCAGCCATGCCATTGCACAGTTGTCAGACATGGTGATTGGTGCAGAACGCAACCAGCAGGGCGATCCTGCAGAACGCAATGAGCTGCAGCTACGGGTTTTGAAGAACCGCTTTAGCGGTACGACAGGCCTGGTTGACAAGCTCCTCTACGACCAAGACACAGGCCGTCTGGTTGTACCCATGTCCTCTTACTTCGGAACCTAACCATGGCTGTGAATCGCCTGGGCCCTGCCTGTCCCGCCTGCGGTGCGCTGTGTACGGATGTGCTGCAAACAGCACGGACCAAGGAAGGTCACTTTTTCAGACGACGCGAGTGCCCATCTTGCAATCACCGCTTCCAAACCATCCAACCCAGGGAGCTGATCCACGACGGCACTTGTGCTACGTGGAAAAACCGTGCTGTGTCGATTGACTGGTACAAGGTCAAGAACCTGGCCGCCTGGTTGATGCCGACCAATGAAGCGTGATGTCTTTGCCGTTCCCGGCTTGTCCGTTGAACGGCAATGGGACCGTTGGAACGGTGCCCTGTTTATTGCCTACAAGCCGTGTGTATCCAAGTGCTTCAGGACCCGCAAGGAACTACTCAAGTTCGTGGCATGGCCTGCCAAAACACCTACAGGTGACAAGTTGCGGGAATGGCTGGACAGCTTTGAGGATCACCAGCCACCTGTTGATGATCCACAACCGCAGTCGTCGCTAACCGATGAACAGCTAGCCACAGGCTTTGGCCCTGAGTGCCATGACATCGACAACGACAACACCCGCATGATCACCTGATGAACAACCTCATCACCCTGTCCATCTGCATCTTTAGTGCAGTTGGCATCGGGATCCTTTACATCGCAACCATTCACCCGTGACCCTGATCATCGACGCCGACTGGCTTGTCCATTCCGCTTGTGCCGCCTGTGAGGTGGACATCCGTTGGGATGAATGGATCAACACCCTGCACTTGGAGCAGGCTGATGTCAAAGACTTCATTGCCATGCGCCTGAATTACTGGCGTGACCTGACCAGTGACGACGCAGTGGTCATGTGCTTCTCGGACTACCCGACCTTCAGGCACGACCTGCACCAGGACTACAAGGCCAACCGTGTTGGCAAACGTAAGCCCCTTGGCATGCGTGACATCAGGTTGTGGGTGGAACAGAACTATGAATGCCGCACCTGCGTTGGCCTTGAAGCTGATGACGTGATGGGTCTGCTGGCCACAAACGGCAGCTACGCCAACCCCATCCTGGTCTCCATCGACAAGGACATGAGAACAGTCCCTTGTTCACTGCTGGCCAAAGATGACCTTGAGACTGTGTCGTTGCTGGATGCCAACCGCAGTTGGATGAAGCAAGCCCTGATGGGTGACACCGCTGATAACTACTCAGGCCTTAAAGGATTTGGCCCTGTCACTGCAGAAAAGACACTGGGCACTGCTGCATCCTTGCCTGAGATGTGGGACAAGGTGGTTACTGCTTATCAGAAAGCAGGCCAAACCTTGTCCGATGCTTTATTTAATGCCCGCATGGCTCGCATCCTGCGGCATGGGGACTATGACTTTCATACGGGTGAGGTCCGCCTTTGGGATCCCGACCGTGACCCTGCCATGAAAACCAATGGATGAATCTCTTTGGCCGTCTATTGATGAAGCCGTGCTGAAACGGCTTGAAGAGATCTTCCCGGAGCTTTGCCCCTCAGAGGACTGGACTGACCGGCAGATCTGGATTTACGTGGGACAGCGCAACGTGGTACGCATGTTGCGGGCCGTCTACATTGAACAGCAAAACACCGAGGATTAACTATGTGCGGTGGTGGTGGCCCCAGCGGTCCTTCTCAAGCTGATTTGGATCGTCAACGTAGGGAGCAGGAAGCTGCTATGCAGCGTCAAGCTCAGGAGCAGCAAGCGGCTTACAACCGCATGCTGGAACAGCAGCGTCAATCTCAAGCCCAGGCCCAAGCCAATTTTCAAAGGCAACTGGCTGCTCAGCAAGCTGCTCAAATGCAAGCCGCTGAACGGCAGCGTGCTGCAATTGAATCGCAGCAAGCACAAGCACGAGCAGCGCAAGAACGAGCTATGGCAGAACAACGTGCTGCTGCGCTTGCAGCCCAAGCAGAGGCTGAGCGACGGTTTGAAGAGCAACGCAAGATTGCCCAAGCGCCCCCTGCCCCTGCCCCTAACCCCAGTGCCACTGACATCAAGCCAAGCCTTGAGATTGCTACGCAACTGCGGGCCCAAGCGCGTGGTCGTCGCAAGTACCGCACTGACGTATCCGCCGCTGGAGCCCCTGCAGCTACTGCACTTTCTATTCCTGGCGTGACTGCTGCCTGATAAGCGATGGAACTAAACCTTTCTGCCAACGTCGACCGACAGCGTCAGCCGTATTTCGATGACGATGAGCAGCAAGGCAAGGTTGCTGCCAGCTATCACAGGTTGTCCTCTAACCGCTCTGCATTCCTGCAGCGGGCACGGGACTGCAGCAAGGTCACCATCCCTGGCTTGATCCCTGATGAAGGCGGCAGCGACCGCGGTGGACTAAAGACCCCCTACCAATCTCTTGGTGCTAGGGGTGTCAACTACCTGGCCAGCAAACTACTGATCACTCTGTTCCCGCCCAACTCAGCTTTCTTCAAGCTGGAGGTGGACGACCTGGCACTGCGCATTGCAGAGCAAGGACCAGAGGTCAAAGCAGAGCTGGATCAAGCTCTGGTCCGGGTTGAGCATGCAGTGATGTCAGTGCTGGAGACGGCCAATGGCCGTGCCTCCATGCATGAAGCCTTTAAGCACTTGCTGGTCGGCGGCAACGTGCTGCTGTATGTCGACAGTGAAGGCATCAAGGTCATTCACTTCAACCGCTTCTGCGTTGTCCGTGATCCCATGGGCAATGTCGGCAAGATCGTGGTGGAAGAGGAGGTCTACCCCGAGGTCCTGCCATCTGATTTCCTTGCTTCCATCCACCAGGAAGAGCACAACGACGACGAGGGTGGGTACGGCAAGAAGTCCGTCAAGATTTACACCTGCGTCGAATACGAAGAAGGCAAGTGCCACTGGTATCAAGAGGCGTTGGGCAAAGAGATCCCTGGCACCCATGGCATGTGTGATGCAGAGGTCAGCCCTTGGGTACCCCTGCGGTGGGGTCGCATTGATGGTGAGGAATACGGCAGGGGCTATGTAGAGGAATATCTGGGTGACCTCTACGCCTTGGAAGGGTTGTACCAGGCAATGCTTGAGGGCTCAGCTGCTGCAGCCAAGATCCTGTTCTTGGTTAACCCTGCCGGTTCTACCCGTCCTCGCACCCTGCAGAACGCACCCAATGGGGCCATCGTTCAAGGCAATGCGAATGACGTGACGGTCATTCAGAGCCAGAAGCAGCAGGACTTCAACGTGGTCCTGTCGACCATCCAGCGGATTGAAGAACGTTTGCAGTTTGCCTTTCTGCTAAACACTGCCATCCAACGCCCTGGTGAACGGGTGACAGCGGAAGAGATCCGCTACATGTCCCAGGAACTGGAAGCCGGTATCGGCGGCTTGTACTCCATCCTGACTCAGGAGTTGCAACTGCCTTTGATTCGACGGTTGATGCACCTGCTGCGGAAGCAACGCAAGCTGGCACCCTTCCCCAAAGTAGACGGCAAGTCGATTGTCAGCCCCAAACCTGTCACAGGTCTGGAAGCGATTGGCCGCGGCGATGACCGCAACAAACTGGTGGACTTCCTGACCATCGTTAATCAAGCGTTGGGTGCAGAAGTCATGGCCAAGTACATCAATGTCCAAGAAGCCTTGGCACGACTGGCTGCATCTGAGTCGATTGACACAACCAACCTGGTCAAGACAAGTGAAGAATTGGCAGCAGAAGATCAAGCAGCGCAAGAGCTGATGACACAGAGCCAACAACGTGAAATGTCAATGGCTGGTCTTAAGTCACCAGCCTTGGCCAAACTGGCTGATGGTTACGTCCAACGACAACTCGCTGAAGGAGGAGCTATTGATGCCCCGCTCAACCGCCCCGAAACAACAGGAGCCCCAGCAGGAACCCCAGCCGGCTAACGATCCGGTTTCATTGATTGGCAAGTTTGCTGATGTCCCTCAACCCCAAGCTGAGGAGATCATCATTGGCAAGGTTGCTGAATCTTCTGCTCCTGCCCCTGCCCCTAAACCCGTCGTGACCATTGACGACGACGGTTCCATCACCATCAAATAAGACCCAACACCATGCCAGAACCCGTCACTTTCATCACCCCTGAAACGCCGGCACTGTCTCCTGAAAACGAAGAAGCACTGAAAGCAACAGAGCAGTCATCTGAACAAGGTGACCAGCTGTTAGCTGGTAAGTACAAAAGCGTTGAAGAGCTAGAGAAGGCGTACAAAGAGCTGCAATCCAAACTGGGTGGTCGCCCTGCTACTGCTCAAGAGGAAGGCAGCACTGAACCTGCAGACGAGGAGGACGGCGAAGAAGGAGAGGAGGAAGAACCACCTGCCGGTAATGCCCGTGAACTGTATGGGGAGTTCATTGGCAGTCGTTTGGAGGAAGCCAACATTGACTTCTCCTCCATGGCTGACCGGTGGCAACAAACCGGCAAGCTGGAAGACGCCGACTACGGCGAGCTGGAAGGAGCAGGCTTCACCCGTGACATGGTGGATGCCTACTTGGCCGGCTTGAACTACAAAGCTGCACAAGACAGCCAACTCACAGCACAAGAGATCACCAGCATCAAGGCTGAGTACGGCGGTGAGAAGGGTTACAGCGATCTGATTGCTTGGGCATCAACCAACCTGCCTGCTGATGAGGTGGATGCTTTCAACACCATCGTCAATTCACAGCCTCTGTCGACGGTGAAGCTGGCTATTGCTGGCTTGCATGCCAAGTACACAGCAGCAGTAGGTCGTGAACCCAAGCTGATTGGTGGTCGTTCTTCACGGTCAAACAATGACCGTTTTGAATCCACCGCTCAACTTGTCGCTGCCATGTCGGATCCCAGGTACAAAGACGATCCTGCATATAGACGGAAGATTGAAGACAAGTTGTCTAGATCTTCTATTCTTTAATCGCCAAGGGAGAGTTTGCCCCGGTCCCAAAGTCCGGGGCTTTTTCTTTGGCAATACAAGTGCTTACACTGCGTACACCTAGACCTTCTCACGGAAGCGACGGCCCTCTGCGGAGGATACCCCCAGTGGAAGGAGGCGAGGTCGGGGTAACAACCCAACTTCTCTAGGAGTACAGCAATGGCTGCACCTAATTTTGACGCTTCGCGTCTTGGCCTTGTCAACAACGCAGGTGGCGGCACCTGGGCTGGCGACAACGCCATGTTCCTGCAGATCTATGGCGGTGAAGTGCTGACTGCCTTCCGTAAAGCCACCGTGTTTGAGGCCCTTCATAAGGTCCGCACGATTGCTAACGGCAAGAGCGCCAGCTTCCCGATCATCGGTCTGAACTCGGCTGCTTATCACACCCCCGGCAACATGCTGGTTGGGAACCAGGTGAAGCACGCTGAGGCCGTCATCAAGATCGACGACAAGCTGGTGTCCCAGGCTTTCATCGCTGACATTGATGAAGCCAAGAACCACTACGACGTCCGCTCTCAGTACACAACTGAGATGGGTAACGCTCTGGCTTACACGTTCGATAAGAACGTGGCTGCCATGATTGCCAAGGCCGCTCGTACTGCGACCCACTTCAACACCGATCTGCCTGGCGGTACCCGCATCAAGATCGTGGCTGCCTCTAAGACCGCGATCACCGGTGCCCAACTGGCCACTGCGCTGTTCTCTGCAGCGCAGAAGATGGACGAGAACAACCTGCCTGAGAACGAGCGTTACTGCGTTCTGGCTCCGGCTGAGTACTACAAGCTCGTCCAGACCACCGACGTCATCAATCGTGACTGGGGTGGCGCTGGTGCTTACGCAGACGGCACCGTGCTGCGTGTGGCTGGCATCCAGGTCATCAAGTCGAACCATCTGCCCACTACCAACCGGACCACGACCACTGGTGAGCAGAACGACTACACCGCCAACTTCACTGATTCCGTGGCTCTGGTCTGGAATCCGGGTGCTGTTGGCACGGTGAAGCTGATGGATCTGCGCACCGAAATGACCGGATCTGATGTCCATGCCCTCTGGCAAGGCACTTTCATGGTGGCTTCCATGGCACTGGGTACCAACATCCTGCGTCCTGACTGCGCTGTGGAGATCTACACGGCAACCAGCTGACGGTTCAACATGGGGGGACTTAGGTCCCCCTTCTTCCTTTTTTTAGGAGCGTCTCATGGCATTAACCCGCACGTCGTTTCTGGAAGCCGTGAACACGGTCTTGCGGATGGTGGGAGAAGCTCCGGTCAATAGCACCGATAGCGGCTTTGGCTTGGCAGAGCAGGCCGAGGATCTGCTGCTAGAGGTCAGCCGCAAACTGCAGATGGAGAACTGGTCGTTCAATACCGACTACTCGTACAAGCTGCTGAAAGACAACAACGGGTACATCTATGTACCCAACACAGCTTTGCGGGTGGAGGTGAACCCGTTTGACTACCCCGGTTATGAGATCACCCAACGGGGTAACCGGCTGTACGAACGGCGCAACAACACCTTTGTCTTCACCCAAGACATCGTGGCGGATGTGACCCACGCCTTGGATTGGTCAGACCTGCCAGAGCATGCCCGTCGTTACATTGCAGTGAAGGCTGGTCGTGAGCTGCAACAAGGAACGATTGGTGCAGCAGAGCTGGATCAGATCAATGGGTCAATGGAGCTAGAGGCACGGTCAGCCTTTATGGAGCTGGAGACCACACTGTCCAGTCACAGCATGTTGCAGGGCAACCCCAGTGTCGTGAGTGGATATTTCAGCTACATCCCTACCAATGCCCTGCGTCGCTCCTGATCCATGGCCCTTGTCAGCAGCACCATCCCCAACCTGATCAATGGGGTGAGCCAACAGCCTGCCGCATTGCGGTTGGCATCACAGGCTGAAGCAGTCATCAACTGCATGCCAAGCCCTGTAGAGGGTTTGAAGAAGCGACCGGCTAGCAACTACATCAAGCAGCTGTTTGCTGGATCAGCAGGCAGCGGTCGTCCGTTCTTCACCATTGTGGATCGAGACGGCAGCAACCGTTGGGGGATCTTGCTGCAAGACAATGCCATCAAGGTGTTTGACCTGGATGGCACGTTGAAGACTGTGGCGACACCCAATGGCACCAGTTATCTGGACGTTGCCGGTGAGCCCAGCCAAAAGTTCAGGGTTGCATCTATTGCGGACTACACCTTCATCGTGAACCGTGAAAAGACGGTGGCGATGAAGACGGATGCTGGCGACAAGAGCCCGACCTATGGCACCAAAAGCATGGTGTTTGTGAAAGCTGCTGAGTACAACACCACGTACACCGTCAATGTGGCTGGTACTGCGGTGTCGTACACCACGCCTGCTGTTGGCAGTGGTCAGCCAACTACGCCAACTATTGCTACCAGCCTGGGCAACAATCTGGCTGTGTCAGCATTAAATCCAGTCGCCACTACGCTGACCACTAATGCAGCGGGTACAACGACGACGGCTAATTTTGCTAGCACTACTGGCGTTGTTGTCGGTCAATACATTCGGGACGCTAACGGACGCATTCCGTTGCAAGCACGGGTCACAAATGTAACGTCAACCCAGGTGACGTTTTCTCCCGCCGCCTCGGCAAACGTTCTCGCTTCAGATACTGTCACATTTAGGACCGATAATTACATTATTAGCAGCACGGATTACATTATTGAAATTGAGAAGCAGGATGGCACTGATTACACGTTAAAGGCAACAGACGGATACGACGGCGAATCAATCATTGCAATCAAGGGTACTGTTTCTGACGTTACCAAGCTGCCAACCATTGCACGGCATGGCTTCATTGTTGAGGTGCAAGGCAATACCAGCACTGAGTTTGACGACTGGTATCTGATTTTTGAAACGACTGCAGGCAGCGGTTTTGGCCCTGGTGTGTGGAAAGAAACGGTGGCACCAGGGATTGATTACAAGTTAGATCCAACAACCATGCCGCATGTGCTGGTCAAAGAAGCCAACGGCACTTTTACGTTCAAGCAATTTGATTGGGGCAACCGTCTGGCCGGGAATACGACTTCTGCCCCGAACCCAAGCTTTATTGGCGGCACCATCAACAACATCACGATCTTTAGAAACCGCCTGGGTTTGCTGACTGATGAAAACGTGGTGCTGTCAGCAGCAGATGCGTATGAGCAGTTCTTCCCAGAGACCGTACAGAGCACGCTGGATTCAGACCCGATCGACCTAGCAGCTGGCGGCAATCAGGTGAACATCCTGCTGTCGGCTGTGCCGTTTGCCAGCACGTTGCTGCTGTTCAGCAAGCACGGTCAGTTCCGGCTTGATAGTGGCACTTCATTGACCACACAGCCTTTGACGCCCAGGTCGGCAACGATCACGGCCATGACAGCGTTTGAGCTGTACGACGGCGCTGACCCTGTCACAGCAGGTCGAACAATCTTTTTCCCGGTACCGCGGGGTGAATACAGCGGGTTGCGGGAATACTTTTTACCAGACACGACCAGCCCTGTACCAGCTTCAGATGAAGTCACAGCAGCAGTACCGCGGTACATCCCTAACAGCATCGTCCAGCTGGCAGCCAGCGTTTCAGAGGAGATGGTGGCAGTCCTGACCAAGGACGAAGCCAAGCGCATCTACATCTACAAGTTCTTCTTTCAGGGTGATCAGAAGCTGCAAAGCTCCTGGTCGTACTGGGAGATGCAGGGCAGCAAGACCGTGCTGGGCCTGCAGTTTCTGGATAGCGACCTGTATGCCGTTGTGGAGTACGCCGATGGTGTGTACCTGGAAAAGCTGTATTGCCGTCCAGAGCATGTCGACACCGGGTCGGACTATGAGTTGCTGGTAGACCGCAAGGCCATTGAGACCAGCTGCACGGTGGCGTTAACCAACCCTGCTGGTTTGGACGTGCAATCCACGATCACCCTGCCGTACCCACGCAATACGGGGGCACAGATGGTCGTTGTTGGCCGTCAGGTCAATGGCAACAGCATTCAGCCAGGGCAAGTGATCTTCCCTATTTCCCAAGGCAGCAACACGCTGACGGTGCGGGGCAACTTGACCAGCGCCAAGTTCTTTGTTGGTGAGCTGTATCCCATGCGGTATGAGTTTTCAACGCCGTACCTGAAGGAGCAACCGCAGGGTGGCGGCATTGCAGTCATTGGTGGACCCAGGATGCAAATGCGCACTTGGACTGTCATCCACGACAAGGCTGGGCACTTTGAACTGTGGATCACCCCACGGGGTCGCACGACCCGTAAGCACCCCTTTGACGGCCTGGTGATGGGCGATGGCGGTACGGGCCTAGGAGAAGTGGCACGACAGGTCGGCAAATTGCGAGTACCGGTCCTGGCGCAAAACATCGACACCAAGGTGGAGATCTACAGCAATAGCCCACTGCCATGTCGTATCCAGTCGGCAGAGTGGGAGGGCTACTACTTCAGCAGGACGCAACGCCTGTGACTTTTGTTGGTTACACCCGCAGGACCATCCCGGCAGACATCCCTGTGATTGCCGCAAACATGCGTGCGGTGGACGCAGCAGAGGTCCAGGCGCAATCAGGCAGCAGCCCACAGGAGGCATTGCTGTATTGCTTCCTGTACAGCAAGCCATGCATGACGATCTGCAAGGCTGATGAGACCCCGATTGCCATGTGGGGTGTCGTACCTGAAACGCCGTCTATTGGGAGGGTATGGATGCTGGGCACTGATGAGCTGGTACAGAACAGAGCAGTGCAGCTGCGGTTTTTGCGGGAAGTGCGGGCCTACTTGAAAGAGCTGTTTAAGACCTACGCTGTGCTGTGGAATTGCGTCGACATGCGCAATACGGTCCACGTCAGGTGGATTGGGTGGATGGGCTTTACCTTTGTGGCAAAGCATCCAAACTATGGGGCAGAAGGCCGCCCGTTTCTTGAGTTCTGCCAGGTGAGTAAGTCATGTGTGACCCCGTAACCGTTGGTGCTATCGGCATTGCGACATCGGTCATCGGCACCGGCCTTGGAGTTTATGGCGCAATCTCCAATGCTCAAGCCGCTCAAGAGAAGGCTGACTACCAATACAGCATGCAGCAGGCACAGGCTCAATTTGAGTTCAGCCAGCAGCAGATGCAAATGGAATACGCTTTCCAAGAGCAGTTGCGTGTTGCGGAATCAAACTATCAAACACAAATAACACAGCGAAACTTCGAGTATCAGAACCAACTGCTGCAGTTTGATTACGCGCAACAGGAACAGCAGCGCCAGTTTGAATATCAGCAAGCTGTCAACCAACAGAACTATGACTATCAAATGGCTCAAGCCGAATCACAGCGGGCCTTTGAAGAGCAGAAGCGACTGCAGCAAGAGTCCGTTATCCAGCTGAATGCTGACCTGGCGGGTTATGCGTATGCCAACGACTTGCGGCAGCTGGATGTGCGGTTCATGCAAGAGGAGGCAGCAGCAGCACAGCAGAAACTGAAGGGGGCACGAGAGGCAGCGCAAGCCAGGGCTGAGATCCGTGCATCAGGCAAGACCGGCAACACGGTCGACAACCTGATTGCTGATTTCTACCGGCAGCAAGGCATGTATGACTTTGCCGTGGGTCAGAACCTGGCATTTACAGGCCTCAGCCTGCAGGAGCAGAAGCGTGGGGCGCAGGCCACGTATGCCGGACGCATGGCCGGCGAGCAGTCGTACATCAAACAACCCATCGTTGACCCGATTAAGGGCATTGCTTACCAAGGCAGTGCTGGCCCTGCTCCACTGATGGGTCCAATGCCGATTAAGCAATCTGTGACTAGAGGCGTGGTTGCACAAAGCCCGATCTACAAGTCGTATGTAAAGACCACGCCGTATTACATCGAAGCTGCTGGTGCTTTGGTTAGCGGCATTGGCAAGGTTGCAAAAGCGTCTGTTGACTACAGCACAGCTAAGGCAAGTCAGCCAACTAAACCGTCCACGCCCGGTCGCACCAAGTAAGCCATGGCACGCCCTTCTCTCGGTCCTGCATACGGCGACACCGGTCGTCCTACATCTCCTCGTCTGCTAGGCGGCACACCTCAAGCCAGTAGTGCTGGTCCTATTGGCCTTAACCAACTAGCAGCACCGGCTATTCAAGCTGCTCAGCAGCTGGTCAATACCTTCTCCCAACCAGGGCAAGGGCCAACGGTTGGCGGCCCTGCACAGATGTTTGCCCCACCGGCGCTGCAGGCTCCAACGCCTACGCCACGGGCAGAACTGCCGCGGCCTGCAACAGTACCTAACCCGGTAGTGGGCCAGACGGTCATCACTGCACCGCGGTATGCGCCCTATGTGGACAACATGGGCGCCTTGGCGCAGTCACTGGCGAACTTCAGCAAGTACTTCGATGACTTCAGCAAGAGCATGACTCTGCTGGATCAAAAGAAAGATGCTGCAGCAAAGTCCGCTGGTGCATCACTTGCTGCAGGGGCACAGCAGTACGGCGGTTTTACCAGCCTGCAGGAACTGCAAAAGACACTGGAAAAGCGTGTAGCAGAGAACGCTCCTGGTGCTGAGGACATGCTGCGTCGTTTCCAAGCAGCAGATCCACGCACTTTGCGTTACGCCACAATCAACCTGCAGGACGCAGTGTTGAAGAACAATTTGGCGACCCTTAATGAACGGGTTAGCCAGACCAAGACACTGCTAGATGGCACGCCGGTCAATGAAGTGCCGGCCAATGACCAGCGGTTCCAGCAAATGATGTCAGCCCTGGCAATGCCCCAGGGTGCAACAGGCATCTTGCCTGAGGTATGGCAGGTCAATCAGCAACAGATGTCGGCCATTTATGGCTCCATCTCTGCCAACCAAGAAAAGCGTTACGGCCAGTACAAGACGACAAAGGCACAGCAGGCCACTGAGGCACAGATTGACGCCAACGTGAACAACCTGCTAACAGGCACCACACCTGTCGAACAGGTCTCTGGCAACCTCAGCCTGCTGCTCAATGACTTCTACAACCAAAGCGGTCAGACGACTGAGGAGTACCAGAAGTACAAAGCCAACCTGCCGAAGCTGCTGGTTGCTTCCGCTTTGGCCTGGTCAAACGGCGACATGGCCAAGATCAGCAAGGCTGCGCAACTCCTGCCTGACGCCTTGGCTCGTGTAGCAGCAGGCCCTAACGGTGAATCACTACTGGATCAGATCGGTGGGGTGCGTGCTATTGACGGCATGCTGCAAAACCTGCTGAAAGACACCTCTGGTCGTCGTGAACTAACAGACAGGTTTAAGCAATACGAAGGCCAAGACCAGGCCGATGCTGATGCTCAGGCAATGCTGACCCCAGCGGTCATTGGCGACCCTGCCAGCTTGAAGGTTGCAGGTGAAACCTTGCGGCAACAAGCAGCACAGCGTTTTCCGAACAACCCAGAGAAGCAGTTGGCGTACATGAGTCGTGTCGACAAGCTCCTGTCTGGTTACGACAAGGCGTACATCCAACCAGTTCAAGACGAGAACGCAGCACGGGAATACAGCCGCTTGGCAATGGATCCCAATTCAGGAACCAAGCAGGACATTGGTCGTCTGACGCAGATGTTCCGCAACAAGGAGCTGTCGGAGTCGGACTACAGAAGCCTGATTGGCACGATTGGCAGCCGCAATAGGGAAGACAACAAGGCCAACTATCAAGTGCTGCGTGGTTTGCAAAACGACCTCAAGAGTCGTCTGGAGACGCAGTACAAGATTGCTGGCTCTGATGGTGATGCCAACTACACGGCTCAGGAAGCACGGGACCTTGCGATTGCAATGGGCACCTTTTACCGCCGTGGCGATGAAATGATCCGCAAGAACCCAGGCGTTGACTTGTCTCGCCAGCTTGGGGACATGTATGCAACTGCCGTAGAACAGTCAGTACGCAAGCCAAAGGACAAGGCATTTGCTGCTGACTCCCCTGCCCGTTTGCTGCAAGGCACACCCAGTAGCCGCGCAGGCAATCTGCAGCTGCGTCGTCAAGCTGAAAGCAAAGCTCTGTACCCACAGGAGCAGCTGCTGCAGCAACTGAACCGGGTGGATGCAGGGACAGAGCTGGATCCTGCTACCAAGCAGATCATCAAACGATCTGGCATGAAGCCATCGGAATACTTCCGCAAGCAGATGCAAAACCATGGCTTGCGGTTGGATACAACCATTGAGCGCAAGCTGGAAGAACTGGACAACAGCGACCTGGTGTCACGGGCCCCTGGCGTTAGTGGCGATGGCCTGGCAGTGATGCCTACCAGCTATGTGGACGTTGCCCAGCGGATGGGCCAACGGTGGGCTTCTGCCATTCAGCGTGGCGTGTTGGCGCCAATTAACACTGCATTGGTGCCACCTGCCGCTGCAGGCGAGATGCCATTGGCGACAGTCGGTCCCGCCAGACTTGGGTCAACCAATTTGATTGGTGTTATTCGCAGCCTGCAGGGAGCTAATCAATTCCGTGGCGTCAGCCTTATCAAGAACAAAAGGCCTGGCGATTATCAAAGCCATCCACAAGAAAACTGGTTCTTTGATTTCAACCCAGCAGTTGTTCCGTTAGCTGTTAAGCGTGCAAGACAGCTGTCTGCGCAAGACATCAATGCCCTTGCCTTTACGGCATTGACTGAGGCCGGACCAACACTGAGAGGCAAGTTGGAAGTAGCAGCAAACCTGATCAACCGGTCTGCTATTGCCGGCAACAAACCGATTGTTGACATAGCCAAAGCACCTGGTCAGTACGAAGGGGTCTTTGGATACACAAGACAGCAAGTGATTAGTGCAGCAGAGGGGAGACGAATCTTTGGACGCCGATACGATCAGCTGAGAAACCTGCTGCAACAAGGGAGCTAACCATGCCCTACGTCGTTACCGTCGACCCCAAGACCGGAGAGAAGACGGTCAGCTACCAGGAGGGTGAGCAGCGAGCAGCCAAGCCACAACAGCAGCAGCAACAGGGTTTTAACCCTTTGCAGGCCATTGGGGGTGCAATGACCAATGCCATGCAGATGTCACCCATCGGTTTGGCAGCAGGCAATGTGCAGATGGTTGGTGGCGCCCTTGGTGCAGGTCTGCAGGAGTACGGACGTACAGGTGACCTTGGCAAGGCTGGCATCAAGGCACAGCAGACCTACCAGGAAGCGTTAGAGGCACCGACACCTGCTGCAACGGTTAGCCGTGTTGCGGTCAACGCTGCTCGCAACGTGGCCCAGGAACTGAGTGATGTCACGACAGCAGACCTGCCTGCTGCCCTTGGCGTTAAAGGCGCTAGGCCTACCACTGCACAGCAACCAGACGCTCCATTCCTTGGTAGGGGCGCACCACTGCCCAAGTTGAAGAGCAGTGGCCCTGGTGAAGACCTGGCTACTGGCATCGTGCAAGCAGCCATTGAATGGTTCCCTGCAGCCAAAGCTGTTGGCCTGGTTGGCAAAGGCTTGAAGTTGGTGCCTGGTGTGGCCAGCGCCGGTGCTGCAGTTGAAGCCGGCAAAGCCGCTTATACGACCCAGAAAGCAGCAACCATTGCGGCACTGCCAGCCAAGGCGCAGAAGCCTGCAGCTGCAGTTGCTGGTGTTGGTGAGGCTATTGCCAGCAATGTGCTGAGCAAAAGTGCTGCCACCGGCGCTGTCGTTGATGTCTTTGGTTTTGATCAGCACGGCGGTCGTTTGTACGACCTAGCCGATAACCTGCATCAGAAGGTTGTTGGCACACCGTTAGAGGTGCCGTTCTTGGACTACTTGAAGTCCAAGCCAGGTGATGTCGGCATGGCCGGTCGCCTAAAGAACGGCATTGAAGGCGCAGGCTTGGGTGCTGTGGGGGAAGGCATCTACAAGGCCTTCCGTGCTGCCAAGTATGTAGAGCGTCTGCGCAATGCACCGGCTGAGCAAAAGCCAGCAGCAGCGGCAGCAGCAGCACAGGCGACTAAGGATCTGGAGGATTACGGGGCACAACAGGCCCAAGTGGTTACAGCACCGCGGGCTGTTGCGCCTGAAGTTGCCACTGTTCCGACTGTTGCGGCCCCTGGGGTCATTACCCCTGAGGTCATACCGCCTGGCGCCACAGGCCCTGGTACCGGTCGGACTCTGCTATCTCAGCAGTTCCGCGAGGGGATGAATCGCCCAGGTCAAAGCATTGGCGAATACACGCAAACCGTTGAAGGCATGGTTACCCGTCAAGGGGAATCACTGCAGCAGCGGGCCGTAGACCTGGGACAGCGGGCTCAAGACTTGGGCGCTGAGGCTGCAGCCATTCAAGGCGCTACAACCCCTGCCCCTGTTGCCAAGGTCAAGCTGACTGCGACCCAGCAAGCCGAGCTGGAAAACATGAACACAACGCTCATGCAAGAAATGGGCGTCAATTTCAATCAAGGTCTGACCAGAGAACAGCTCATAACACTGGAGCAAACCATCCGTATTGACTACGCCTCTCCTGAACAGGGCGGCATTGAAACGGTTTCTGCTGCTACTCGTCGATCAATGCTTGGCTTGGCCGACAAGTTCAAGAAGGTTGCAGACGAATTGCCTGCTGCGATTACTCCTGAGCCGAGTGTCCCAAGTGCGGGAACTCCAGAACCTGCAGGTGCTACTGCTGCTATCGCTGCTGAAGCACCTGTCGCTCCTGCTGCTGCTGCTGTTGCTGGCCCCACCCCAGAAGAAATCCGTCAGATAGACGAAAGCCTGGCCATGGGTATGGCCAACAGAACCCCTGAAGAGCGTGCAGCAATCAGGGATCAGATGCTGGTCCAGAAATACGGCACTAGCTCACCTGCTGAGCTACCCCCTGCCGAAGGCACAACAGCACCCGCTGCACCTGCCATGGCAGAAGCCGGTGGTGCAGGCACCCCTCCCCCACCCCCCGTTGAACCGCCTACTGCTGTTCAACCTTCAGTGCCAGATGACAACTGGGCACAGCAGTTGGTTGATCAAATGGCAGCTAACCGTGAAGCCTTAGAAGCTGGCGACCTACTGCCTGAAGACATCCTGCAAAACAACGTCCAGAAGATTGTCAGCCCGTCTGGTCGTACTCAGTACGTGCCAGCTCAAGCCGACATGGTGCAGGCCTACCGGGCGTTTAACGACACATTCACCAGGGCTGATGCCACTGGTATCCCTGCCATGAGCTTTGAAGCCATTGAACGGGATACACAGCGCAAGCTGGTAGAGCTGAACTTTGATGGCCCCTCTGTCCTTGACAACCTGAAGCGCCTGAGTGGTCCCCTGTCGCAGTACCAGGACAACCTGGTAGCCCTACGGGCAGCAATGCTCTACACGGATCACACCAACCTGCAGGCCGGTGTTGCTGCCAATAAGTGGCTCAATGCCCAAGCCGACGACCTGGCCAACATGAACCAGCTGACAGCAGAACTGCTGACTGCTGCAGCAGAACAGAAACGAGCCAACGTCGCTCTGGACTCCGTCACCCGACCCATTGCTCAACTGCTGGCCAGCCTGCAGAACCCACGGCCTACACCGGGCACACTGCCTTTTGGTGAAGTGGAAATGGAACCTGCCAAGAACCTGCGGCAGGAGCTGGAAGATGCCATGGATGCTGAAACCGGCATCACTGTGGCTGACAGCATCGGCACTCCAATCAGCCCTGAGCTGCGGGATTCAATCCTTACCGGCGAATACACCCCGCAGGCCATGGCAGAACTGGATGTTCTGGCCCGCGGTATGGCGCAAACAGCTGTCACCCCAGGTCAAGCCATTGGTTTCTGGGACAAGTTCAACAAGTCCGTTGGTGTTGGTGCCCGTGGTCTTGTGATGTATCGCGCAGCCCAGCTGCTGTCGTCTGGTTTGACGTTCTGGCGCAACGTCATTGGCAACGGTGTTCGCCTTGTACAACTACCTGCCACCCAGGCCCTTGGTGCTGCAGTACAGGGTGAGTTCACTCGTGCCAGCCAAAGCATGTTGATCTATGGCCAGTACGTGCAGAACCTGCAGAACAGCATCCGACTTGGCGTGGAGTCGTTCAAGGTTGGCCGCGGCCTGTTTGACCTGGATGCCAGCTCTGCTGATTTCTTAGACCGCCTGGCAGCACAGGACGCAGATACCAACCTGGCCCGTCAGATCGCGACAGAGCAAGGTGAATGGACGTTAAACACGATGCCGTGGATTGACGTGCAGGACCGTGCGCCATGGGCCCTTGCACAACGCCGGATCTGGCAACTGCTGAACCTCAGCACCCGCATGCAGGTCAGTGCTGACACGTTCTTCAAGTCCATGGTGGGACAGTCGTTTGAGTACGTGCGCAACCTGCAGCCCGGTTTGGATCATGCGGTGCAGTTGGGCATGAAGCCTGGCAGTGCAGAGGCGCAGATCTTTGCCCGTGATTACGCCAAGGCTGCAGTGGATAAGACCCTGCGTGATGTCACGGTTGATGGCCGCACCATTCTTGATGCTGTGATGGATAGCCCGCATGCACAGACAGCAATGCGGTGGGCCACATACACGGACGACATCATGGCCCAGATGCAACCGCGCACTACGACGCGGGGCATGGAGCTGGCAACAGCTCAAGGCCTTGAAGGTGAAGCAGCTACAAAGTTTGCACAGGAGTACGTCGCCAAGGGCAGTGAAGACACTCCGATGTTCACCAAAGCGTTCAGCTTGATGCCTGCTGCATGGCAGAAGCTGATTGACTTCAGCCCAGTGTTCAGCGTTGTTCAGCCGTTTAACCGGACACCAGGCGACATTGTGAAGTCAGCAGCCAGGTCGACTCCTTTGGCTCCATTGGTTGATACCTGGTGGCGTGACATCAACAGTGAAGATGCTTTTACTCGTGATCGTGCCATTGGTGATGTGGCACTGGGCAGCACTGCAATGGCCCTTGCAACGCTGGCCGTTACGCAAGGCAACGTTGAGTTCACTGGTGGTGGCCCTATTGATCCGACAGCTCGTCGTAAGTGGTTTGACGAAGGCAAGCAGCCCTACTCATTCCGTGTGCGGGCTGGAGAGGATGAGAACGGAGAGCCGATCTACAGCGACTGGGTTGGCATGCAGGTGTTTGAACCCTTTGCCACCTTGTTTGGTGCCATTGGGGACTACGTGGAGATCTCTAACAAGCTGCCTGTGGAAGCCAGGGAGAAGCTGGGTTCCACTTTGGTGTTGGACGTGATCGGTGCTGTAGGTGCAGGCCAGCTCAGTAAGACCTACTACCAGGGCTTCATGCAGCTGTATGAGGCGTTCACGGGTGTTGGGCAGGTCGACATCAGCCCCAATAAGCGCAACCCCATTGCCCGGTATGTGGAAAACATTGTTGCCTCCATGGTTCCAGGCAGCAGCGCCCTGCGGGCTGGACGTCGCATTCAGGACCCGACACTGCGGACAGTGCCGCCCAGCAATGAAGGCAACATGGTGATGAGCCTGTTCAACGAAACGCTTGGCGAACTGAAGAACATGATCCCTGGCTGGTCGGAGTCTCTGCCGCCGCGGTTGAACTGGGTCACGGCTGAACCACAGGCGCTGTCAGGCGTTTTTGCTGATCAGTTCCTGCCGCTGGATCAACCGTGGATTGCTTACCTGTTTCAGTTTGCGCCGACCTCTGCGTTCCCGATCAAGGCGGCGACCAAAGATCCGGTCATGAATGAAATGGCCAAGCTGTCGGGCAAGGGTGCATCGTTTATGGGACCACGGGAAAGCGACTTTGGGACTCAAAACCGCTTGGATCCTTACCAGTTCAACGAGTACATCAGGTCTGTGTCGCTGACCAAGGACGAGTTTGGACGGACATTGCATGACGCCTTATTGGAAGAGATCCAGTCGGAGCGGTACCAGCTGTTGCCAGAGGACTCAATCAGCCTCACTGTGATGGGTGATCGTGCTGCATCGTTGAACCGGATCGTGACGTCGTTCATGAAGCGTGGGCGGGAGGACTTCTTGTCCAAGCCCATTGCCAAACCCATCGTGGACAACCTTGAGTGGGTTGAAGGCCGTAACCGGGACGTCCAATTCCGGCTTAAATACGGTCAAGCTATTGATCCTCAGACCTTTGTGGAGAGCCTGCGCTAATGGCCTACTCATACATCACCTACACCGCAAACGGGTCGCAGACGCAGTTCTCGGTTCCCTTTGGTTACATCCGCAAGGAACACGTTTATGTGTCTGTTAACCAGGTCAGCCAAAGCTATACCTGGGTTAATGACAGCACGGTGCAACTAGCGACAGCACCAACAGCTGGCTTGAAGGTTGAGGTGCGTCGTTCTACACCAGCTGATGCGTTGCTGGTGGACTTTGTTGACGGGTCTACGCCTGTTGCTGCTGACTTTGACACCAGCTCTCTGCAACACCTGTACTTAGAGCAGGAGCTGCAAGATAACCAAGGGCAGACCATTTCTATTGACCCAACAACAGGTCTCCCAACTGCAAACAACAACCGTATCACCAATGTTGGTACACCGGTCAATGCAAATGATGCTGCGACCAAAAGTTATGTCGATGCAGCTGACGCCACTTTCCTAAAGAAGGACGGCAGCGTTACGGCGACAGGCGCTTTGCCCATGGGCGGGTTTAAGGTCACAAACCTTGGCACCCCTACTACAGGAACTGATGCCAGCACTAAGGCGTATGTAGACGCCAACATTGCTAGTGCTGCAGCCGATGCAGCATCAGCAGCAGCCAGTGCTGCATTGGCCAATGATTGGGCCACCAAAACCACTGGGGCGGTTGCTGGCGGGGAGTTCAGCGCCAAGTACCACGCACAGAACGCAGCATCGTCCGCCAGTACAGCAAGCACTGCCTCTACCAGTGCGGCAAGCAGCAGCGCAGCTGCCAGTGCATCTGCCGTATCAGCGGCAGCCAGTGCAGCAAGTGCCGCGGCATTGCTGGATAACTTTGATGACCGCTATTTAGGCCCCAAGGCAAGCGACCCAACGCTGGACAATGACGGCAACGCGTTGGTAACCGGTGCGCTGTATTTCAACAGCACCACCGGTGTTATGCGTGTTTATACGGCCAGCGGGTGGGTAGATGCCACAACAGCGATTGTTGGCGTTCTGAATATTTTTGAATACGTCGCCACCAATGGGCAAACAACGTTTACTGGCGCAGACGCCAATGGGGTAAGCCTGTCGTACACAGCAGGAGGGTTGATTGTTGTCCTTAACGGGGCTGTATTGCGCCCTGGAGATGACTACACCGCTAGCAATGGCACCAGCGTTGTTCTGGCATCAGCAGCAAGCGCAAATGACGAGTTGCAAATAATGGCCTTTGGCGACTTCAACGTTGCTAACCACTACACCAAAGCTGAATCAGATGCGCTGTTCCAGCCGTTAGATGCCAATACGGCAAAGCTAAACGTTGCTCAAAACTGGACCGCTAACCAAACGCTTGGCAACCAAGCGGATCTGCGGTTTGGCGAGGCAACTGCCAATGGCACCAACTGGGTTGGCTTCCAAGCACCTGCGTCAATTGCAGCTGATGTGCTGTGGACGTTGCCTGCCGCAGATGGGACCAACGGCCAAGTGCTTAGCACCGACGGCTCTGGGGCATTGAGTTGGGCGGCTAGCACTGCTATTAGCGACAAAATTCAAGAAGGCAACACAAGCGCCGAAGTCATTGATACTGGCAGCGATGGCCAATTTGTTGTTACAACAGAAGGTTCAGAACGCCTTCGCGTCGACAGCTCCGGCAGGTTGCTGGCTGGCACGTCTTCGACTTCTCAGGCTTGCACTATTCAAGCTCAAGGCAATAGCTCCACTGGCGCAACTGGACAAGGAATTATCAAGCTATCTCGTGGTGAGTCTTCACCTGCAAGTGGTGCTGCGTTAGGAGAAGTTTCTTTTGCGGATAGCGGACACGTAGCAGCAGCAAGCATTGCAATCTATCGAGATGGCGGAACTTGGACGTCTACAACAAGCCAGCCAACGCGATTGACGCTTTCAGTTAGCCAAAACAATTCGGCATCACAAACCGAAGCCCTTCGCATCACCAACGATCGAGTTATTTGCTACAACCAATCCACTCCTATCACCAAAGGTAGCAGCGCAACACTCACAGTTGATGAATTGAAAACTGGCATTATTCTGGCTTCTGTAAGCGGTATAACCCTCACTCTTCCTCTTGGCAGCTCAATGGAAGGCGGCTTCAGTGGTATCTACACCAACATGACTTTTGAGTGGTCCTTGATAAACACTTCAAGCGGTAGCGTTAATATTGTTGGTAACACAAACCACACAATTGTTGGCTCAAGCGGATCGCTCGCAGCTAATACGTCTGGTCGCTTTGCATCGCGGAGAACGGCGGCTAATACTTTTGTTAGTTATCTTTTGGGCTAGTAGCTCTACTTTCTACCCATAAGTCAAAGACCGGTTTGGCACTAAGAAGGTGGCTGAAATTGAAGCTGTTTTGCAAAGGTAACTTAATGAACAGCTCTATCCCATTGCTGCTGCAAGCATGCCGTGGCAGTAGAAAGCGAGAATGGCACAGCCGGAGTGGCAAAAAGTAGCGCAATCCTAATAAGCTGTTTCTAAGGCCTTCGCCTAGGAACAGTGGGTAAGTCACGGGATCTAGCCAGCAGCGTTAACGCAGGCAGCATTCCAGGCAGTCGCCTGGAGAACGATGCAATCACTGCCAGCAAGATGGCAGCCAACTCAGTGGATAGCAGTGAGTTGGCTAACGCAAGCGTGACCCCATCAAAGTTAAGTGGTGGGCAGTCTGGCTCTGCTCCTGTATTTGCAGCCCGTGCTTGGGTGCTATTTGACGGCACCAAGGACACCAACGGGACCACAAGCACTGCCAATACAAACCGGCAGATCTTGGCCAGTGGGAACGTGACCAGTGTGCTGCGAAACGGAACTGGTGATTACACCATCACGTTCACCACGGCCATGGCTGATGCCAACTATTGCGCCGTGAAGTCTGCTGGTGTTTCCAGCGGTTATGGGTACGAGATCTTTGACCAGGTCAAGACCACGACCACATTGCGTCTTGGCTCTGGCCGTGACACTGCTAGTGCTGCTTTTGATGGCCAAATGAATGTGGTGGTGTTCCGTTGATGGCCGTTAAATCCAAGACTGCTCTGGGCCGAGTGGAGTTCAAGTCCAGGGCCAAGTTCAAAAAGACGAGCATTGGCAACTCCGTCAGGAGCAAGCCCAAACCTGGCCGGAAAAAGAGCCGCGGCCAAGGGTCTTAATGCCCAAATGGCTATGGCGATCAGTGGTGGGCGTCTCAGCAGCTATTGCTGTGATGGCTACAGCTCAATGGGGGGTCTGTCGTCTGGTCATCTTTCCGAAGGTATGGCCGTGGTATGCCAGGTACATCGGGACACCGCAGGGCAAAGCGATTGACCCGACACCAGTGGCTGGATGCAGTGACGTGGATGCACGGACCATCACGGTAATGATGAGTGTATTGACCACATTGATTAGCCTGAGTCGTAGGGCTGAGTAGTTGGCGAAAAGAAAATGAAGGGACTAAGGGGCTGATGGCCCCTTTTTTATTGGCCCGGTAGGCTTTACAGGAATGAATACCGCCGTAACGGTGCTAGAGGTCGTTTCAGTCCTTGGTGTTGCCGCTGTTGGGGCGTTATGGAAGCTAGCTGTCGAGCATGGCTCCATGAAGCGCGGCATGGACGACATCTTGAATGAGGTCCGGTTGTTGAGGGAGGACTTGCAGAAGGACATCCAGCTACTGGAAGCGGATCTGCGGGACCACGAAATCAGGATCCGCAGGTTGGAAATAAAGGAATGAACCCAGTCGAACAGCCACTGGAGTTAGCCCTGAAAAAAGAGGCAAGGTTCCGTGAGCTGTTGGACATGCACTCAAAGGAAGAATGGGACTGTTTGCTAGATGCAGCAGCTTTGTTGAATGATGCGCTTTATACGCAGCAGGTGATGAACCGGTGGCTTGCCAAAGAGGCTGCGGATAATCTGAAGGAAGCCTGGGAGGCTCAACGCAACCATGACTCAATTCACTGATTACGTCGCACTGGCCTTAGCCCTTCATGCGGCGGCACTGATCTTTGTGAACATGACCCCGACGCCTAAGGACAACAAGGCTTTGGGTGACCTGTCCAAGCTGGTTGTACGGATCTACCGCGTGGTGGAGATCTTGGCTGGCATTGTCAGCCGCAAAGCAAAGCAGTGAAAAAGGCCAGCCGGGAAGACCTGAAGATCAAGAAGGTCATGCGAGAGTTCAAGGGCGGCAAGTTGCGGTCCTCCAGTGGTCAGAAAGTGACCAACCAAAAGCAGGCACTGGCTATTGCGCTGAGTGAAGCCCGCAGGGCCCGCTGAGGCCCTTACTTTTTCTTGGCGGTCTTGGCTGAATCCTTAAACGCCTTGGCGGTTGGTGCGCCCTTCTCGCCGGGCTTACGCATGCGTTCGCCAGAGCCGGCTTCAATGCGTTCCCGCTTGCGGTGAATGTTGATGTAGAGGCCTTGTCTGGGGTCAGCCATTAGTCAAACTCCTGTCGATGCAGTTGAAACGCCACAGCGCCGTCTTTGTGAACAGCGTAAAGCGTGCCACCACCGTTGGCGTTATAGGCCTTGAGCAAGTAGCCGTAGAGGTCTTTGTGGGTGTCGGCGTACTTAGCCATCAGGTCAATCAGTACAGCCAGCTGAGAACGTGGAAGCAGGCGTTTCATCGGCCATCCGATCAATAGCTTTTTTTGCCACCGCCTTTGCCGCCTTTGCCGCCTTTTTTCATGAGCCTGAAGAATCAGTAATCCCAGCGTACCCGTGGCTTGCCAGCACGTATGCCCAGATGGACAAACCCGCGGTCTGCGCCGTAACCAACTGAGTAAGGCCAGTACTGATCACAGAAATCTTGAACCCGATGGATGCTGGCACCGTCGACGTAGAAGTCCACAGCGCCAGTGTCACGACGGTCGTAGAGGTGTTCGCTGTTGGTGGCACCTCCGCAAGCCCGGTTGATAGCAGGGGGCCTGTAGCCGCTTGTGATGATCACAGGCTTGCTGCCAAAGGCAGAGCGCACACGCTCTAAGAACTGCGCCAACACCACTGCTGTGTCGCATTGGTATTGATACTGAAAGCGACGGTCCTCGCTGTTCAGTGCAAACTCGCCGTAGGTGATGTGCGGCGTGATCTTGATGGAGAACGACGACGCAGGGGTAAATACAACAGCTTGTGTTGGCTGTAAATCCTTGGGTTTTGGCGCTGCACGGTATAGCTCAGCAAACTCACTGACCTGATCTGGCGTCAGCTTTTGCTGCAGGGCGTTCCAAGCCGCCATTTGGTGTGGCAAGGCTTTGTATGCCTTGGCAGCGTCAGTCAGCCGGATTGTGCCCATGGATTGCGAGGGGGTCTTTGGGGAAGATCTGGCAGTTGGAGACCTTAAAGGGCAGCCGCTCCCATACATCACAGCTCATGGCGATCTCCCATGCCATGTCTTCCGTTTCAGCCATGACAATGGTCTGGAACGAACCCTTTTCCTTGTTGCCGTCGTAGCCAACAAAGACACCAGGCAGACGAATCACCCAGGCCCTAGGCCGTGGAGCGAGATCTGGACGGGATCCAACTGCCATTTGCTGGTGCCTTAGGAAGGTCCGCAAGAGAAATGCCAAGAAATTGAGCATCGAGTGCGCCGTGCAAATTCCCCATGAACGCTTCCAGTTCTAGATCCCACAACTCCGACTGTCGCTCCCTGATGGCTCTGTCTTCATCAATGGCCAGGGACTCGTTCCAGTACTCAACAGCACCGGCCAGGGCGTCTAAGCGGTCGTCGTGCTGCAGGCAGTTCTTGTCGACGGTGATGTGGGTGAGTTGGTGGAACAACTGGTAGGCCAGTTGCTTCTCAATTGATTCCTGCTCTCGTCCCTTGGTGTCGTTTTCAATGACGGAACGGTTAATGACCAGCCGGTGTTGGTTCATGACCGGCTCTAGGGCGTTAATGATCCGTCGTTCCTTCTGCATGTTGGAGCGACGGGGCTCAATGGTGCAGGGGTGGTGGACCTGCAGATAGGGCTTCAACAGGTTTTCCAGCATGCCTTGGCCAAACTGGTCTTCCAGGAGGATCAGGTTGACCTTGTTGCGTTTGGCAGCCTTGGCCATGGACTCCAAAACGGTGTCGGAGTAGCCATCACGGAAGGCACCGACCTCCAAGACGTAGAGGTTGCCGTTGAGTTGGGCGACGATGGCGTAGGCGGTCTCGTCAGAACCCCGTCCAGAGGGGTCAATGAACATGACTACGCCTTGAAACTCAAGCCAGTTGCCGTGGATGTAGGCCGGACGGTGGTAGAAGTCACCGCTGAAACCCACCGCGGGCAGGTCGGTAATGCGGTATTCGGCACCAGACGACCAGACGACTTTCTCTGGCCCGTGATCCGATACCTCTAAGACAATCAGGTCCGACAAACGGAGCGGGAAACGCTCCAAGTCGGACAAGCTGGTGTCCAGCTGGAACTGCAACGCAAACGCAGAGCGGCCATACGACGCTTCACGCTCCAGCAGGTCCAGTTCAGAAAAGCGACCAGGGTCTGTTGGCTTACCAACCAGGTCATTGGCGTCCCCTGCAATGACCGGAGCCAAGGCTTCACCGTATTTCTCAGGTTTTTCCGGGTACCTGGCAGGCCAAATGCGGGCTTCATAGCCCCGTAGACGGAGCTTGTTGTAGATGGATTCTTCAGTTTGTGGGGTGCCAAGGAACATGACTTCCCCGCCAGGCTTGAGGATGGCGTTGAACTCACCGACGCAGTTCAACAGCTTCTCCCTCATGCCAACTGTCCAGCTGGTATTGGGTACTTCAACGTCATCCGGCAGGATCAGGTCGGCACGGGAACCCGTGAGCTGACCAAAGACACCCACTGACTTGACCGATGGGCTCTGATCTGGAATAGCAGGCCTGACATCAAAGCGGTTTGCTGCAGATCGCTGTTCATCACGGTCTGGCTCCAGACATTGGAGCAATGGCATCTCACGGATTAAGCGCAAACAGAACTGAGCAAAGTCATCAGCCCGTGTCTTGGAGGCTGATACGACCATGATCTTTTTCTGTGGGTCATTGCGCAGTAACCACAACACATAGGCCGCGGCCATCCATGACTTACCGACACCACGGAAGGCTTCCACGATCCGCCGCTTGGGACCGTGTTGCATGAAATGAGCAATATCCAGCTGGATTGGCGTTGGATCCGGCAGACCTAAATGACGCCAGACAACAACAAGAAAATACCGGAAGTCATCATTAAACGGCTCAGGAAGCGGTTGAAAGCCAACAGTAGGCTTAGCCATTAAGCCTTACTGATTTTGACGGCAACAGTACCGCCATTGATTGCTGTGATGTTGACCCGTACATAGGCCGCGGCGTCTGCTACGTGTTTATGGATCACAACACCATTAGTCAGGTCTGCTTTTTTAGAGGTTTCATCGGCATACCAGTTGATGTTGTCAAGGGAGTCCTGAAACTCGAGGTTGACCTTATTGGCACCAGTAAGACCTGTGATAACAGCTTGAAACGCAACGCAGTTGCCATCAGAAATGACAGAAGGCGTTGCCCCAATAGCAGTAAACGACCCAAGGTCAGTAACAACAGGGAAAACCATCAGCCTGCTCTGCGATTACGTGGATGCATCGTCACCACATTCTGTATGTCTGGCAACGAAGCGACCAGATCACCAAATGGTGTGCCTTGTACTGGCTGAGCACTGATGGCGTTGTCCTTCAAAAACTGCCGAAGGATTCCTAGTTCTGCTGTAGTGATCGACCCATCATCCAACTTGGCTTTGAGGTGATACGCCAGGTCGGCATGAAGAGACGACAACAGCTCAGTGGTGTCGTTGTTCTTTCGGGCCATGAATGGGCCCCCCTTGGTGGTGGTGGTATGCCCCTTGAGCTTAACGACACACCCCAGTGTTCACTGCTACTGGGGATCTGGGGAAAGAAGGGGGAGTCAGTCACCCACCACAGGCCCTGACTCCCAGCCCCTGCAGAGGTGGGCTACAGGGAACAGTAGCAGCTAGACGACACCCGTCAGGTCTTGCCGCAGTTTCTCCAGCGGTTTTGCCCGTTGCTTGGCCATTTCAGCATCCATCTGCTCACGGAAACACAGCTCCGCCTCCCACTGCTGCCACTCATCAGGGGACGACTCAGGTTCTATGGCTTTGTTGTGGTGACTAGACCCCATTGATAGCCGACTCAAACAGCTTCCACAGGTAAGCCCGTTTGCTCCTGCCACCACAGGACACCAGCTTTGGGTTCGGCAGGATGCACGACTGGCCGCTGACGCTATCCCGCCACTTCACCAGCAGCATCTCCTTCTGCAACCGGCTGATGCTGTTCACCGTCTGCGTGTAGTTCATCTCAAGCTGGTCAGCCAGGTGCCGCACCGTGACCTCTGCATACCCCTTCCTGGGCTCCACAAACGACACCACAGCCCAAAACACCTTCATGTCAGACCCACTAAGAGCCCTGCTCCTCAGTCGCTCTACGACTCGTCCAGCGTCCTCCAGATGAACCATTGCAAATCTCTCGGAAGGCCATTTAGGGTGCATAGGTCAGCTCCTGACTGACACGCCCCTGCTCTGACTGCTGACCGGGTTTTGAGCCAACCCAGTCGGCAGAAGGGGTTTTACTTGCAGAAACTAAACCCCCCTGTTCAAAGCGTCAACGCAACCCACCACACCCACTGGCCTCACGACGCCTCTCTCTATTGATCTCTTCTTAAGACCCTTCTAGTGGAAATCCACAAGCCATCCCATGGCCCATCCATGGCTTGGTCTCCCTTTATCCCCCTCCCTCCCTTACCCCTGACCCACTAAGACCAACCAAAGACCAACTCCAGTTTTTGGTGGAAAAATCTGTGGGGCTTACGCACTATGGCTGACCGGTCGTCACCCCCCATGGGGGGTCTTGCGCCCGTGTGACATAGGCGGCCAGGGGGGGCAGATAGGCAACACCAGCCGCAACAGCAGGCCCAAAAGCCTTGCGGGACAATGGGTTACAAGGGACAGCAGATCCCACGGGGACCAGCAGGAGGCCAACCGTCGCCAGCCCTGCACAGTGGGCGAGCCTGGGGTTCTCCTGCTGTCTCTGTTGTTGGCCGCCCCTTGCCTCAGCGGTCTTGGGCCTGAAACGGTGCGCCATCGTTGGTAGTGGTTAGGATGGGGTCAGCCTTGGGGGACCAGGGCTCACCCACCACAAGCACATCGACAAATGAAGACGCATACGGTGACCGAGGTCGTCCAAGATTTGGCCGACTGGTCGGAGAACTGCGAACGGCCTACGCCGTTTGGTTTGTTCTTGGATTTAGTGGGTTGGAGTGAGGAGATTTTTGGTTGCAACCTTTGTGATGGCCAGCTGCCAAGCCTTGGTTATGTCGAGGCAGGGAAGCTGGCTGCAGCCTTGGGAGCATGGTCGGATAGGCCACGCGACGTAGAGGCAGCCATTGAGGCAGTTATGGGCAGGGAGGTTCAGTGATGGACCGCCAGACCTTGCCCGTAGCGGTTCTGGTGACCCTGGGGAGCGCAGTTTTGTGGCTGCTGGCCCTGGGGGAACTAGCCCGCCAGCCGGTGACCCATACCGGCACTCAACCCATCCACCACACAAGCCAATAAACGGACTCAAGACCTACTGGGGGAAATGGTTTCAAGGTCGGGCGGCAATCAGCCGCCTACCTGAAGCCTGTATTGAGGACTGCTCAGCCCAGGGCCCTGTCGATGAGGCAGTGGCCTACTGGGTAAGCAGACTCAACCTAGAAGCCCCGGCATGGCTCCTTAGGGAGCATCTGGAGGGGTACGGCGCATGGGATGCCGCCGACCTTTGCGACCACAAGGCCAACCTTGAGCGTTTGCTCTGGACATGGGCTTGTGACTGCAAGGAGAACGGCGACCCTGATTACCTTCCCTACTTGGGAAGCTGACCCACCACGGGCCCCAGCAATGGGGCCCACCACCACACCCGCCACAGACCAATGCCAAAGCTCACCACACTGCTCACACCCGAGGTCGTTAAGCCTTGGACCACGGACCACAAACCAAGCCCGCAACTGATGGCTGACATCAGGGCAGGCATCAGCAATCTGGACCGCTTAGGAGCCACCAGGGTGGCTGACTGGTGGTCGTATGAACTGCACCACGTCAGCGGCTACCCAAACCTCAAGCGGTGGACCGTTGGGGCCCTTGCCCTGATTGAGCGAGACGTGATGCAGGCTGAACTTGAAGCCAGCTGCTGACCACCAGGGGCCCGCAATGGGCCCCCTTTTTTTTACCCAAACGGCAGCAGCAGCGGACCGGTGGTCGTTGCTTGTGTTGCCCGTGGTCTCAGATGTGAATCACGGGCAGTAACGAAGCCATGGGTTTGTGTTGCCCATGCTGCAGACAGCACCATTATGGGTGGGCTCCAATAAGGGGCGCACACCCACCACACCGATGGACAAACCGCATGTGTTGCTCCTCAAAGCAGCAGCACGACTCCACGCTGATGGCCATGCAGCCTTGGCACAGGACATTCACCACCTAGCCAGGCGGTGGACACCACATGAATACCAAGAACAAGTGACGGACACGTCGTCACCTACCTTCATCACCCTTCAACAGCAACACCCAATACACGACCTATGACTAACCCTTCTGAACTGGAACTGATGGAGCTGTACCGGGACTGGTGGAAAGCCAGCTACGGAGCAGCACCCAACAACCAAGCAACGGTGGTTGCCGCGGCCTTTGCTCGCCATGTGTTGGCCACCTATAGCCAACCTGCTGAGAGCAGCAGCAACCAACAGGGCTGCGTGTACCACCCGACCATGACCGGGGAACAGAGAGATGACTGATGCATGGGAAGAGTTCAAGAAGATCTATGGCGACAGCAATGAGACCAGCAGTGTCATGGCTGCTTGTGTCATGGACCTAGAAGCCAGGATCAAATGGCTGGAACAGCTGCTGCTGCTGCACAAAGAGGCCAGAGATGAATGACACCCAAGCCATGGCCCTTGTACGCCATGAGTTGTTGAACACCATGTACAACCGCTTCCCATTGGGGTACTCCAGACCCCAACTCCTCTCGGAACTACGTCCCGCATTGGGAGATCGGGACAAGGCATGGCTTACTGATGCCATCAATGAACAGATCACAGTGCTAATGCAGGCTGGTCTGGTACGTCCTGCTCAAGGCGGTTACACCCTTACCGACAAGGGACGTCGTGATAGGCAGCAAGCCCAGTGGTTGTTCAACAAACAGCTGAGCAAAGACAAGGAGGTTGCATGACCATCAGATCCAGACTGTCGTTGTTCGATGAACGGGCTGAGTCCATCACCCATGACAGGGCTGCTGATTACGGTGACCCAAAGGTCAGCTTTGATCGCATTGCCTTGATGTGGTCAGCCATCACAGGTGCAGACATCAGTGCCCAACAGGTGGCACACATGATGATCTGCCTCAAGCTCAGCCGACTGCAGCACACACCCAATCACATCGACACCTTGGTGGATGTGGTCGGTTATGCCAGGTGTGCTGTCATGTGTGGCCCTGAGTAC